AAGTTTGGCAGGTGCTACGGCAGGTGAATACAATATCAATTTAATTAATGCAGGAACATTAACTGCGTTTCAATCTTGGTCAGGAACTACAAACGATTCTGTATTCCTTTATGGCGCACAACTCGAAGCTGGTTCTTACCCAACATCCTATATACCGACTACATCGGCAAGTGTAACACGCAACGCAGATGTTGTATCAATGACAAATGCATCTGCTTACATAGGACAGACGGAAGGGACTATGTTTGTAGACATTGTTTTTAAAAATCCTATTTCGTCTGTTAATAGACCTATATCAATTACTGAATCACATTGGGCAAGTGGTGGTTCAATCCGTCTTGATGTAACGTCCACTCAATTTGTTGTTGACATTGTTAACGCAGGTTCGAGTGTTGGAGCTATGACGCATTATACTTCAGTATTACCAAACATAAGATATAAAATAGCAATAGCATATAAGCAAAATGACTGCAAAATGTACATAAACGGAGTTGACGTCGGAAGCGATACAAGCACTTCTGCCATGCCTACTTGTTCTGAATTATATCTTAATGCTTTAGGAGGAGGATTTAATGCTCCGTATGAAGCGTCAAATATCAACGTAGCCGCCCTATACAAAGAACGACTATCTAACGCTGAATTAACAACCCTAACAACTATATAAAATGGAAAATATTTATAAATTATCTTACACAGACAAAAACCAAGCAGTAGCTGACTTGGTAGCAAAAGGAATCTTAATCGAAACCGAAGACGGACAAGCATACGGAGAAGGCGTTCAGGCTGTCGTTGAAATCGGTCTGATAGTTTTAGACGTAGTAGAAGACGAACCTATCTACGCAGAGGGCTACCACTACGATGTGATGAGTACGGAAACCTACGACTTCGGAGCAAACCTTGTTGTACCAAAGAACCCTAAACACGCATTCGCTGGTTATCCTATAACAGATGAATACATACCAGCAGAAGTTTAGTAACTATGGATCGTTAGCTCTTGCCGGAACGATTATTCATGAGGCACCAGCTAACAATTCATCGGTAGTTAAATCAATACGATTTAACAACTCATCTGCTTGTGCGATAACATTGTCTCACTACAACAGCTCAACGGCTACAACTAGTGTTATATACACCGTTAATCTTTCATCTGGTGATATAATGACAGATACATTTCCATTCTATTTAGAGGCTGGAGATAGATTAATTGCCACTCCAACATCTATTGGAACATCATTTACTATAGAAGGTGAAAGCGGTCCTAATTTGGGTGTTAGATGCAAATAGTTGACAGATATGGCATTGTTTATGGTGTTGATAGAATTCAGATCAATGGGCCTGATGGACGGCAGAAGCCATCCTCTATAAATTATGGCCTTTTTGCTCAGACAGCAAAGAGTGTTCCAGTAACAAATACTACTGAATCTCAATCTCTTATTTATGTAAACTTTGAGAGAAGGGTTTTAAAAGATCAAGGTGTTATAGAGTCTATATCTTGCATGGATCCATTTTTAAGGAGTTATGGTAGTGTTGGTGGGTTATCAGTTCCTGCGAATTCATTTAGAGTAGGAGATTCATTTAGAGTTAACATTAGTGGTGAAATAAGCTCATTAAATAATGAGATAATTACTATATATCTTATGGCGAATGGTGGTTCAACATTTTTAGCTACCACAAGTATAACATTACCTACAACAACCAATCAGTTTTTTGATTTAAATGCTACATTTACTATAAGATCTATAGGTACAGCAGGTGTTGCTAAAATAGTAACAGCAGGTCAATTTACATACTCTAAAGACGCATCAAATGCTTTTGAGGGTTCTGATTTTATATACATCAATGAGGATACATTTGATACAACTATTGACAACACATTAGATATTACAACACAGTGGGCAAATGCAAGTACTTTAAATAGCATACACAGTGAGATTTTTACATTAAACAAGATATTCTGATGAGATATTTACTAATCATTCTATTACTAGCATCATGCAGCCCTACCAAGCGATTCACTAGGCTAATCGAGAAGTACCCGTATTTAATTACTACAGACACTGTAGTAATAAAAGACACCATCACCCTCTACGTCCCAGAGGTGCATACAGACACTGTAGTAACACTGAAGCAACTTATCGATACAGTAACTCTGACTAAAGACAGAGTCACTGTTAAGACATGGTACGTCCCAAAGGAAAAGAAGGTGTACATAAAGGGTAAGTGCGATCCTATATACGTCACAAAGATTGTAGAGCGAAAGGTTCCTGTCAAGTACTATGAGAAGTATCCTTTGTGGAAGAAGCTACTAAACAACCTATTAGCTATTTTTATTATCTTTGTTGTAATCTATACAATGTATAAACTGTATAAGAAACTAGTATGAAAACTAACACACTAATCGTTTTGTCTGCATTATTTACGGTGATTACACCAGCAGTACCTTTGATCTTGGTATCGTTGATGGCGATCTTTGTTGACGCCTGTTTTGGCATCTGGAGATCTGTTAAGAAGAATGGATGGATATCTTTTCAAAGTAAAAAACTTATAGCAACTGTACAAAAGTCGTTCCTGTATTCAGGAGCGATTTTATTTTTCTATATGATAGAGAAGTACATCGCTGGTGATATTATTGCTCACTTCATTTCAGTAGAGCTTATCATCACGAAGTCAGTTGCGTTCTTCTGTGTATTTACTGAAGTTAAGTCAATCAATGAAAACTATAAGGATGTTACAGGTGTAGACCTATTAACAAAATTCAAAGCTTTCATGACAGGTCTTAAAAAAGAAAGCGATAAGTGGAAATAATCGATAAATACGTAAAGTTTACGAAAAAATGGGAGGGTGGCCTGTCAAGAGATAAGGCTGACTCTGCATCTTCATTCCCATGTCCTACTCCATATCAAGATAAAACAGGTTGGCATACTAACATAGGCATCACTTATGCTGCTTGGGTTAGTTTCTACGGAAAGACAAAAGATAAAGAGTTCTTTGAGATGTCTTCTGAGGATTGGTTTCGTGTATTCAAGAAAGGATATTGGGACAAAGTAAAGGGAGATGAGTATGACTCTGTAAACATTGCTATATTCGTTACCGGTATTGCATGGGGATCAGGTGCTTATCAAGCCGGAAAGTCTCTACAAAAGTCTATTAACGACTGTGGTGTTAAATGTACTGTTGATGGTAAGATTGGTCCAAAGACTATATCATCCGCAAACTCAATTGATCCTAGGAAATTATTTGATGCATTGACTGCTGAAAGAGAAAGGTTCTTTAGAGCTATATCTAAGGGCAAGAACGCTAAGTTTTTGAAAGGATGGTTAAACAGATTAGAGGATTACAAGAAGACCTTCAGACCATAATATAAAAATCACTAAATTTGTAAAATGAAGAAGGAAGCAACATCAATCGTAAAGGTTAAGGTTAGCCGCCCAGGTGTCCATGCAAAATGCAAGACATCTAAGCTAAAGTCTTCTAAGAATTATAAAAAACAAAATAGAGGCCAAGGACGATGAAAGTACAAAACTATACAACTGAGACACCAAGCACATCATCAAAAGTATTTGGTACCAATGCTGCTGGCAACACAGTTAATTATGACGTCACTGCATTATTGGCTTTAAATCAAACGCCTACTGTTGACGTAACAAACGACCTGACAGCCGCTACGCTTACAAACGTAAACACATACTTTACAGGAACAGCTGGCCCATCTTTTACAATCAATCTTCCTCCAGCTAGCTCAGGTCTAGATGGAATTAAGTTTGTTATCATGTCAACAGCTGAGCGCGTATCAACATCATGGGCATCAGCAGGTGCTACATTCGTTGGAGCTCCTGCAACTTTATTAGCAAACACACCGGTATGTCTACAATATAGTCATGCCAACCTTAAGTGGTATATATCTTTATAATATGGCAACAATTCCAACTGAACAAAAGTTTCATACATTAAATAGTAATGTAGTTACACAAGAGAAAGGATCAGCATTAACCAACTCGCAGCGTGAGATATACACAATGCAAGACATTGTCGAGACAGTTGAAGGTGCATTACCTCCTTCTACAAATCCAACAGCAGGAGTTTACCCAATTTGTTACAATGATTTTATGGGTAATCCGTCTATTTTTGCGGATGGTGGATTGACAAATAGTGTGATAATGACACCAATGGGTTATACTTATTTGGGTTTAACTTTTCGCGATAATTACAGCGGTCTTGGCAAACTTTTAGAATTAAACCCCATTGATTTTGCATATACTTTTGGACAAGCGGAATACCAACCATTTAGTAGTGTGTCCGCATCGGGAGGTTTAGTAATATACCCAATGATGGGAGAAGCAATTATAGGCGTAGGAATATCATCACCATACGAAGGAGTGTTTAAAGTAAATAGCGCATCCGGTAATGTTACAATTGGTAACGCACCATCTACATCAATTGGTGTTAATATGTGGAACCAAACAATGATAATTGGCTCGGACTTAACTTTATTTGTTTCACCAAGTAATCCAACAACACCTGTAAAATGGCTTATAGTTACTGACGAAAATGGTAATTATTTTCAAATGCCTTTATACCAATAAAACAATAACTACTATTATTTACCTCTATATCAATAAAAAAATGGCTTTACTAATTAACAACGCAAAATTTAAAAACACCGAGATTGTAGCACCGCAAATTTATGTTAGGTTGCAAATATGGAACAAACCAAACGGAAAAGAGTCGATTATTGCATTACTAACCGGATTAGACAAAGAAAATGCATTGAATTATAAATCAATTGCAACTAATTTACCCGAGCAAGTTTTGGTTAATGTTCCCGATGGGCAAGCACAAGACCTTTTGACAATTCACGAACTTGTAAAGATAGAACTTGAGGCAAAAGATTTTCAAGTAAATATTGACCTTGCATAATGGAAAAAACACAAGCAATACAAATTATTGAACAAGCATTGAATGCTGCTACTCAAAAAGGAGTATACAACCTAAATGATGTTGCTACAATTTTACAAGCACTCACTGAGATTAAAAAGTAAATAAAATATAATATGAGTAAAATAACAAAAGAAGAGCTCGACGCGTTGGTTAACGCTAATCGAGTTTACAGAGATTTAAAGTTTAATCTAGCAGACATCGAGATGAGCGTTCGTCGTTTAGGCGAGCAGAAAGAGCTCACGATGCAGCAACTTGAAGTTGCGGCAGCAAAGCTCACTCAAGAGCAGCAATCCATCTTTGATAAGTATGGCGATGTTCAGGTAAACCTCCAAACAGGTGAGTATAATTAGAAAAATTTCAATTGGTCCTGACTACATGAAGTCTATGCACTACATGGTCGGTCAAGAAATCCTTGATAAGACTTGGAAGATCAACACCATCAGAGTTGAAAATGATGGCAGTATCTGCGTTTGGATTATTAAGGAAGGAGAGATTATACGATGGAAGTCTTTCTCTCCTACAATGCCTATTGCTATTGAGTATAAAATAGATTACTGATGAAATCACCATACTGCTTCATTGTAGAGCCAATTGGTCTGAGGCGGTACGATAACATTAAAAGCTACGGAGACGTAGATTTTATTATTAGTTCCTCCCAAGAAGATCATAAAGTTTCTAATCGCTTTGCGAAGGTAATTGCAACACCAATATATTATGACGGTCCGGTTCAATCTGGAGACACTGTTATACTTCATCACAACGTTTTCAAGTTCTATTACGACATGAAAGGCCGTCAAAAGAGCAGTTGGAATTACGTCATGGACGATATGTTTCTAGCTGAGCTTGATCAGGTCTATGCATTCAAGCGTGATGCTGATTGGCAGGCCGTTGAGCCATTTGTGTTCATAAAGCCTGTCCCATCAGAGGATAAGGTGTTTAGTACGCTAGGTGGTTTTGAGGAGTTGTGGGGTGAGGTTATTTACCCTAGCAATGATTTTGTATCTAAGGGGGATGTCGTATCTTTTACTCCAGATAGTGAGTATGAGTTTAGAATAGATGATCAAGTACTATATCGAATGTATAATAAGAACTTATGTCTAAGAAAATAGAGATAGTAGAAGCTGCTAAACAGGCTATTGATGAGTTGATTAAAGTACTAAAGTCACCTATCATTACGCATGCTGAGGATGATATATCTGCTGATAAAATGAAGAATGCTGCCTCTGCTAAGCGTTTAGCATTTGAGGATGCTATGTATATGCTCAATAAGATTGAGGAGGAAGAGAATAAGGCATCAGAAACACCTATCGCTGAGGTCACTCTAGGCAAGAGTGGTTTTGCTGAAGGTAGGGCAAAGTTGAAGAATGGAAAATAACCTGTATCGCATAGTCACTGACCACGTCCACAGAACTGCTCTTACTACGAAGAATAGTAAGAAGAGTTGGGACTATGGATACAATAAAGAGTATGATATAATCGTTATATCTAAAGATGGCACCATTGGTGATATCTATGAGATTAACGGCCTTAAGATTGCATTACCAGCAACTCCAAAAAAAATAGACGACCGTGGCAACAAGTGGGTTGCACAAGAATACCCGGCAGAACTTCAGAAAGTCAAGTCAATCTTTGACTGGAACCGTAGAGACAACTCGTTCAAGTCTAAGTATGTAGATATGATCGAGACTGAGTTTGATCGCAGGGAGTATGGCTATTGGTTTAAGAACAATGGTAAGCCAACCTACATGACTGGTACACATTATATGTACCTTCAGTGGACCAAGATTGACGTCGGTCTTCCTGACTTCCGTGAGTCCAATAGGATATTCTTTATATTTTGGGAGGCAACTAAAGCAGACAGCCGATCATTTGGTATGTGCTACCTAAAGAACCGTCGTTCAGGGTTCTCGTTTATGTCTTCAGCCGAGACGTCCAATACAGGTACAATTGTTAGGGACTCTCGTATTGGTATTTTGTCAAAGACGGGTTCCGATGCTAAGAAGATGTTTACCGATAAGGTGGTACCAATTGTAAGAAATTACCCCTTCTTTTTCAAGCCGATCCAGGATGGTATGGATAACCCGAAGACGGAGTTAGCCTTCCGTGTTCCTGCTAGTAAGATTACGCGTAAGAATATGGATGAGGAGCGCGATGATGACATAGAAGGGCTAGATACTACCATTGACTGGAAAAACACCGCAGACAACAGCTATGACGGTGAGAAGCTACTTTTACTTGTACATGACGAGAGCGGAAAATGGGAAAAACCTGAGAACATCTTAAATAATTGGCGCGTAACCAAAACATGTTTGCGCTTGGGTAGCCGCATCATTGGTAAGTGTATGATGGGTTCAACCTCAAATGCACTCAGCAAGGGTGGTGAGAACTTTAAGAAGCTCTTCAATGACAGCGACCCGACCAAGCGTTCTGCCAATGGTCAGACCAAGTCGGGGCTTTATAGTTTGTTCATTCCTATGGAATGGAACATGGAGGGTTTTATTGATGAGTATGGATGGCCTGTGTTTGATGATCCAAAGAAACCAATCATGGGTATTGATGGTGAGGAGATTACGATGGGCGTTATTACTTATTGGAATAATGAGGTTGCAGCTCTTAAGTCTGACTCTGATGCACTCAATGAATTCTATCGTCAGTTCCCAAGAACAGAGTCTCATGCGTTTCGTGATGAGTCAAAGGCATCTTTGTTTAACTTGACTAAGATCTATCAGCAGATTGACTACAATGACTCTATGATTAAAGATCGAGTGTTGACGCGTGGTTACTTTCATTGGAAAAATGGAGATCAAGATACTGAGGTGATTTGGACTCCTGATAAGAAGGGAAGGTTTTTAGTTTCGTGGATTCCCGATCAGGCTATGAGAAATAGAGTGATTGTGAAAAACGGAAGAAAGCATCCAGGCAATGAGCATATCGGTGTGTTTGGGTGTGACCCTTATGACATTTCAGGTGTAGTTGGTGGTGGTGGATCTGCTGGTGCGTTGCATGGGTTGACTACATTCCACATGGAGAATGCTCCTACAAATCACTTTTTTTTAGAGTATATTGCTCGTCCTCAGACTGCTGAGATATTCTTTGAGGATGTATTAATGGCCTGTCATTTCTATGGTATGCCAATACTTGTAGAGAATAATAAGCAGCGACTTTTGTATCACTTTAAGAATAGAGGATATCGATCATTCTCTTTAAATAGACCAGACAAACACATATCAAAGCTATCAAAAACAGAGCTAGAGCTAGGTGGAATTCCTAACTCATCTGAAGACGTAAAGCACGCCCACGCTAACTCTATCAATACTTACATAGAAGAGTATGTTGGTTTAGATAAGGAAGGAACCTATAGAGATAAAGACACTATGGGTGACATGTACTTTACTAAAACTTTAGAGGATTGGGCTAGATTTGATATTAATAATAGAACAAAACATGATGCCTCAATTAGCTCAGGACTTGCTATTATGGCATCAAGAAAACACCTATTTATACCACCAAAACAGGAATCTAAAATAAGTGTTAAATTTGTAAGATATAAGAATACAGGCATTAGAAGCGAAATCATCGAATAATGGATAAACCATCAGTTGTTATCTCTGCACTACCTTTTCCGGACCAAATGGCTCCAGATGAGGTTAAGGCTACATATGAATATGGTCTAAAGGTAGGTAAAGCCATCGAAGGGGAATGGTTTAAGAGGAAGTCAAATTCAAGTAGATTCTATCAACAGTGGGGTGAGTTCCACCGTTTGAGACTATATGCTCGTGGAGAGCAACCAGTACAGAAGTATAAAGATGAGCTTGCCGTCAATGGTGACATATCTATGCTTAACCTTGACTGGACTCCTGTTCCTATCATCCCTAAGTTTGTTGATGTTGTTGTCAACGGAATGCTTGACAGACCATATACAGTAAAAGCTGAAGCTCAAGACGTAATGTCAGCTGAGAAGAAGAATATCTTTCAGGATATGATTGAGGCTGATATGGTTGCTAAGGATTTCCTTACATTGACACAAGAGCAGTTTGGCATTGATGCGTTTAATGTTAGCCCGGATGAACTTCCTGCTAACAATGAAGAGCTGTCATTATATATGCAGATGAACTACAAACCATCTGTAGAAATTGCTGAAGAGATTGCAATTGACACTGTAATGAAGATGAACGAGTATGAAGATATACTTCGTCTCTACTATTATGATGTCGCCACTTTAGGTATTGGTGTTGCTAAGCATGAGTTCCTTATTAATGATGGTGTTAAAATTGAATACGTAGATCCGGCTAACTGGATACATAGTTATACTGAAAAGAATGACTTCTCTGATTGTTTCTATTTTGGAGAGGTTAAGCAAGTACATTATACAGAGCTTCTAAAAATGAATCCAAACTTAACGGATGAGGAGCTTACTGAAATTAAAAATGCTGGATCAGCATGGTATGACTACTTCCCTGTAGTTAGAAACTACCAAGACGATGCATTCTTAAATGAGGTTGTAACATTGTTGTATTTTAACTACAAGACACACAAGAAGTTTGTATGGAAGAAGAAGATACTTGATAATGGTGGTGAGCGAATTATTCGTAAAGAAGATACGTTCATGGCTCCAAATGGTGAATACTTTGAGGTAATTGAAGCAGTTCGTGACGTTTGGTATGAAGGTGTTCTTGTTGGTGGATCAAACATAATGATAAAGTGGGAGATGATGAAGAATATGGTTCGCCCTAAGTCTGCATCACAACGTGCACTTCCAAACTATATTGCTTATGCTCCACGTTACTACAAAGGAAATATTGAGTCACTAGTTAGACGTATGATCCCATTCGCTGATCAGATTCAACTTACTCACTTAAAGTTACAGCAAGTAATGTCACGAATTGTACCTGACGGTGTATTCATCGATGCCGATGGTATCAATGAGGTTGACCTTGGTACTGGTGCAGCTTATAATCCTGAGGACGCTCTTAACTTATACTTCCAAACAGGTAGTGTTATTGGCCGATCTTATACCACAGAGGGTGAGTTTAATAACGCTCGTATTCCTATTCAGGAACTTAATACAAATAGTGGTCAAGCTAAAATGGCTGCACTTATCGGCAACTACAACCACTACTTAAATATGATTCGTGATGTGACAGGTGTAAATGAGGTGCGTGACGCATCTACACCACATCCGGATGCATTAGTTGGTGTTCAAAAACTAGCAGCACTCAATTCAAATACAGCTACTCGACATATTCTAGACGCTGGTATCATCACAACTAGACGTGTTGCTGAATGTGTTTCTATACGTATTGCTGATATATTAGAGTATTCTGACTTTGCTGAAGAGTTTGCTATGCAGATTGGTAAGTACAATCTGTCAATACTACAAGATATAAATGAGCTATATCTGCATGACTTTGGTATCTTTATTGAGGTTGCGCCAGACGAAGAACAAAAGGCTCAACTAGAATCTAATATTCAGATCGCATTACAGCAGCAGACAATTGATCTTGAGGATGCAATTGACATCCGTATGATCAATAATGTTAAGCTTGCTAATGAGATGCTTAAGATGAAGCGTCGCAAGCGAATGGAACAAAAGCAGAAAGAGAAAGAGATGGAGTTCCAAATGCAAATGCAAACAAACATCCAATCCTCTCAAGCAGCTGCTGAAGCCAAAGCACAGATCATTCAATTGGAAGGTCAAACCAAGGCACAGATCAAGCAGATGGAAGTTCAGGGTGACATTCAAAAGATGCAGGCAGAAGCTGAGCTCAAGAAAGAGCTAATGGCTATTGAGTTCCAATACAACTTGCAACTTAATGGCATGCAGATGCAAACATTAAAAGATCGTGAGGCTGAGAAAGAGAAGGCTAAGGACAAACGAGTTGACATACAGGCCACCCGTCAGTCTGAGCTAATCAATCAACGCCAAAACAACTTACCTCCTAAAAACTTTGAATCTACAGAGGATTCTCTTGATGGCTTCGATTTGGAGTCATTCGGGCCTAAATAAATAATTATTAACTTTGTTCAAAATTAAATTAAATGGAAAGTGAATTTAAAGTGAGAGCTGTAGATTTCGAGGAGAAGTCTGTAGCTGAAAAAGAGGCAGAGCTTCTTGAAGGTTTGGAAGATCATACCGGAGATCAAGATACAGTAAAGATTGACTTAACTGAAGAGCAACAACCTGTAGAAGAGCAACAAACTCAAGAGACAGATCAGGTACAAGAGCTAGATCTGGATGATAATAAAGTTCTTTCATATCTTGGTAAAAGATGGAACAAAGAGATTACATCTTTGGATGAATTAGTTCAAGAGCGCGAACAAGCTGAAGAACTACCTGAGGATGTCTCTGCGTTTCTGAAATATAAAAGAGAAACAGGGCGTGGTATTGAAGACTTCATGAAGTTGAATGTCGATTACACCGCAATGGATGAAGATTCTTTACTTTATCAATATGCTAAAGAACAAAACCCAGAGCTTGATGCTGATGAGGTTAAGTTTGAGTTAGAGTCTAAGTTTTCATATGATGAAGACTTTGATGATGACAAGCAGATTAAGAAGGTAAAGCTAGAGAGAAAAAAAGAGCTCAATAAGGCTCGTGAGTATTTTAATAAGCTTAAAGAACAGTACAAGGTGCCACTTGAGTCAAGGGATTCCTTTGTTCCGCAAGAAGAAAAAGAAGCTTACGAATCTTATAAGCAATATAAACAAACCGCGACTAGCGAGCAAGAGGAGCAACAAAAGCGGTCTAAGTATTTCGCTGACAAGACGAATGAATTATTTTCTGATAAGTTTGAAGGTTTCAAATTTAAAATTGATGAGGATAAGGCAGTAACGTTCAAGCCGGCAGATGCAAAGACACTCCTTAACGAGCAGTCTTCACTAAGCAACTTTGTAAATAAGTTCTTAAACGAAGAGGGTTACGTAAAGGATGCTGAGGTGTTCCATCGAGCAATAGCGATTGCTTCGAATCCCGAAAAGTTTGCAAAGTTCTTCTATGAGAAGGGTATGACAGAAGCTGTTGAGACAGTTTCTAAAGAGTCTAAAAATATTAACATGACTCGTCAAGCCACTCAGGTGACTAACAAAACTGACGGAACATTCCAAGTAAGAGCCGTAGAGTCTGGTTTCGGTAACAGATTAGTTATTAAACAAAAACCTAAAAACTAGAAAAAATGGCTGGTACATTACAAGCGTCTCCGGGTGTAAATTTAACCCCAAGCGCAGTTAAGGCAACATTGCCTACAAACTACATTACTAACTTCGACTTCTTGAATCAGTATCTTCCTGATACATATGAGCAAGAATTCGAGCGCTATGGTAACCGTTCAATCGCATCTTTCTTGCGTATGGTTGGTGCCGAGCTTCCTACTAACTCTGACCTCATCAAATGGGCAGAACAAGGTCGTCTTCACACAAAGTATACCTCAGTTACTGCTGTTGGTGCTTCAGGTGGTCAAGATAGTGTTACTTTTGATATCGGTACAGGAACTTGTGTTTTCCGTGTTGGTCAAACTGTATTCCTTTCTAACAATGCTTCTTCTACATCTTCTTATAAAGGTGTAATTACTGCACTTCCTGCTGCTGATCAATTTACTGTAGCATTCTATAATGCTGGTGGTATTGCTGCTGGTGATACTGGCGCTACATTCACTGCATTTGTTTACGGTTCTGAGTTCAAAAAAGGAACTGCTGGAATGGATGGTTCTTTAGAGTCTGAATCTTTATTCTTCCAAAACAAGCCAATTATCATCAAAGATAAGTACACTGTTGCTGGTTCTGATATGGCTCAAATTGGTTGGGTTGAAGTAACTACTGAGAATGGTGCTACTGGTTACTACTGGTACATGAAGTCTGAGCATGAGACTCGTCTACGTTACGAAGATTATCTTGAAATGGCAATGGTTGAAGGCGTTCCTGCTGAAACAGGTTCAGGAGCTGCTACTCAATTAGCTAACGGAGCTTACCCTGGAACACCTACAATTCAAAATGCTGGTACTGAAGGTATGTTCAATGCTATTGAAACTCGTGGTAACGTTTGGGCAGGTGGTAACCCATCTTCTTTAGGTGACTTCGATACAATCGTACAACGTCTTGATAAGCAAGGTGCTATCGCTGAGAACGTATTGTTCTTAAACCGTCAGTTCTCTTTTGACATCGACGATATGTTGGCTGCTCAAAACTCTTACGGTGCTGGTGGTACTTCTTACGGATTGTTTGACAACAACGAGCAAATGGCTCTAAACCTTGGTTTCTCTGGATTCCGTCGTGGTTATGAGTTCTACAAGACTGACTGGAAATACCTTAACGACGCAACACTTCGTGGCGGTATCGTTGGTGGTGCTATCAATGGTGTTTTGGTTCCTGCTGGTACCATGACCGTTTACGATCAAGTACTTGGTAAGAATGCTAAGCGTCCTTTCCTTCACGTTCGTTACCGTGCTTCTGAAGCTGAAAACCGTCGTTACAAAACTTGGATGACTGGTTCTGCTGGTGGTGCACAAACTAGCGACCTTGATGCTATGGAAGTAAACTTCTTGTCAGAGCGTGCGCTTTGTACAATGGGTGCTAACAACTTCTTTATCTTCAAAGGATAAGAATACCAATAATACGAGAGGGGTTTCGACCCCTCTCTATTTTTTAATAATTTAAATTATATCAAATGAAAAGAATAAAAATAGAGCCTAAGGATAGGACTTATTTGCTTAAAATGAAAAACTCTCCATTGAGCTATTTCATTGCACACAAAGACACACCACGTAAACGTCTTCTTTATTATAATGAAGAGACCAATACAAATCACCCACTTCGCTACGCGCGAAATTCAAACACACCATTTCAAGAAGATCAAGATGCTAACGTTATTGTTGAGCCAATTGTATTTGAGGATGGTAGATTAGATGTTCCAAAAAACAATCCTGTACTTCAAGAATTCTTACATTACCACCCAGGTAATGGAAGTGAATTTTATGAGTTTGATTCAGAAAGAGATGCACAAGAGGATGTTGATGATTTATTCTCTGAAATTGATGCATTGTTATTGGCTCGCGATTTAGCAGACAAAGACATTAATACATTAGAAGCAGTTGCTAGATTAGTACTTGGTGGTAATGTAGATAAGATGAGCTCTGCTGAAATCAAAAGAGACATGATGCTATTTGCTAAACGTTATCCTCAAGACTTCATGGAGGCTGCGTCTGATCCAATGCTTAAGATTAATAACTTTGCAGCTCGTGCATTTACGTCAGGATACCTCACATTCAGAGGAAACAAAGACATCCACTATAACTTCAAGGATAATAAGAAGCGTTTAATGACCGTTCCATTTGGTCATGACCATATCCACGCATTGGCTTCTCATTTGCAGTCTGACGAAGGATTAGAGCTATATAAATACCTAGAAGATAAGTTCTCAGAAAATGCTTAACTTTGGGTATTGTTTAACCCATTAATTTTTAGAAAATGGAAAAGTTTTTATCTATCCCGGTTACCAGTGCTGGTAATCAATTAGTTTCAGTAACTAATGTTATTTTAGTTGATGCTGCTTCAGCTACTGCTACTGCTACTGCAATTACTTATGCTGGTGGTAAAGTTGTTACTTTAACACATGCTGCTCAAGTTGCGTTTAGTATGCGTGATGCAATCCAAACTGGAATTGCTAATGCATTGCAAACATCTTGGACTAATCCAGTTTATGAAATTGCCGTTCCACAAGCTGTTAGTAACATTGATGTAGCTTAATCAATAGTAAACTACTACTAGAAAGGGCACTTCATATGGAGTGCCTTTTTTTATTTATCTTTGTACAAAAGCAGTCAGATGATCAATGACGTTCGAAATACCGTCCTATCAATAATTAGTAAAGAGAACCGTGGCTTTATTACGCCATTGGAATTTAATCTCTTTGCAAAGCAGGCGCAGCTTGAGATTTTTGAGCAGTATGTCTACAATTATAGCAATGCAATCAATAAGCAGAACGCTCGAATGCATGGAGAGGGATACACAGATATACCAAAAAACATAGGTGAGGTAATTGATACTTTCTCTACATTTGCTGCTGCAACTTATAATCCTTCTACTAGTAAGTTCAATTTTCCTCCTAACTACTATTTCTTAGATAAGCTTGTTTACAATAACTCAATAGAGATTGAAAAAGTTAGTCATAGAAAGATATTGAATCTAGTAAATTCAAACCTTACGGCTCCAACGACAAAATACCCTGTATACACAATGGATGAGAATGGTTTATTAGTATATCCTACGACTATTAACTCTAACGTTACTATACAATACTTGAGATTTCCAAAGGACCCTCAGTGGACCTATAATATTGTCAACAACGAACCTTTCTTCAATCCAAACTCAGCTACATACCAAGATTTTGAACTACCTTTAGATGACTTTGCTAATCTTGTTATAAAGATCCTTAGTTACGCAGGTGTCTCAATTAGAGAGCAGGATATTGTACAGGCTGCTAAATCAGAGGAAATTCAAGACATTCAACAGAAACAATAATGGCATATATAACTAATTATCAGTACTATACCAATAACGGTAATGTCCCTGAAGATGCTAACTGGGGATCTTATCAGTATGTTACACTTGACTATATGGTCAATAACTTCATATTAAACTATGTTGGAAATGATAAGTTGATCAATAATGTTGATAGGTATACCATTTTGTTTCATGCTAAAAGAGCTATTCAAGAAATAAACTACGATGCACTTAGAAACATTAAGGTTCTTGAGTTTGAGTTAGGTGATCAACTAAAATTGGTATTACCTCCTGACTACGTTAACTATGTTAGAATATCAATGCTTAGAGGTGGTGTATTATATCCACTTACTGAAGCTAGACAAAGCATTACAGCTACTGCATATCTTCAAGATAATAATGGTCAGATTGTTTTTGACTCAAATGGAGAAGTAGTCATTGGCGAGTCAAGATTAGATATCCTACGACAAGAAAATAAGCTATATACAGGTCCTGGTGCATACTACAACCAATGGGGATGGGAGTATGACGGGGAGTGGTATTTTGGATATCCGATCGCACAGAATTTTGGATTAAATACAGCAGACGCTAATATCAATCCAAAGTATTACATCAATAAAGCAGCTGGCGTAATTGACTTTACATCAGGTGTTGAGAACTCATATATTGTACTTGAGTATATATCTGATGGTATGGAAAATGGAGATACTAGTGCTATTTCTATAAATAAATTGGCAGAAGAATATATTTACGCTTACTTAAAGTGGGCGCTACTTAATAATAAGTATGGTATTCAAGAGTATATTATTAATAGGGTAAGAAAGGAAAAAACAGCTGCCCTAAGAAATACCAAGATCAGATTAAGCAACATGCATCCAGGCCGCTTATTAATGGCAATGAGAGGCAAGGACAAATGGATTAAGTAATTATGGCTAACCTACAAAGAACATTTCTTGCCGGGAGAATGAATAAAGACCTCGATGAGAGGTTGCTACCGGATGGTGAATACCGTGATGCTGTTAATATAACTATTGACACGTCTGAAGGATCTAATATTGGGGCTGTTCAGAATGCCTATGGTAACTTAAAGATTGCAGATGTTAAGCAAATAATAGAAAACCAAGGGATAACAATAACGCAGCCACTTGTAACTATAGGAGCGGTAGCAAATGAAGCTACAAACGTGTTATATTGGTTTGTTACTGGACTTGAGTTTGAGGGTATATTTGAGTACAATCAAATTACAGGTTCAACTGTTATGGTGCTTGGTAGTACAAGTAATCAGTTAGGACTTGATGAGAATCACTTAATTACAGGTGTTAACTTCATTACTGATGGTGCTGGTGGTGGTTTCCTTCTATGGACAGACAATTTAAACCAACCACGCAAGATAAATATAAATAGATGTAAGACATATTCTATTGATGATCCACGAATTGATTTAGATATCAATCTAATAGTTGCACCACCTCTTAATTCTCCATTTATATCTTTAAAGACTTTATCAGATCCAAACATTAATCCAAATAACATTGAGGATAAGTTTGTATACTTTAGTTATCGATATAAGTATTTAGACAATGAATACTCAGCAATGTCCCCATTATCTGCTGTTGCGTTTAATCCTAAAAAGCTTTTAATTGATAGCGATACCGGTGAAAATAAAGGTATGCTTAATCAATTTAATCAAGCAGAGGTTATATTTGAGACTGGTAATGAGTTTGTTAAGGAGATTCAGCTATTAGTT